AAAAAATTTTTTTTTTTTTTTTTTTTTTTTTTTTTTTTTTTTTTTTTTAATTCGATGTACTAAAATAAAGCAAATAAGACAATGGAAAGAGTATCATACATTTTGAAGATACAAGTAAATGACAAGTATCATGTATTCAACCGTCATTCAGAAACAGATTATCTTAACAAATATGAGATAGAGTATTTCTATGATGAAGTACCAATGGCATACTTTGAGGATGCCGGTATTGAGATATTAGAAGTTGTTGATGTTCCAAATTACAGTTGTGGAGACCAGAACTATTTAGACCAGAAGAAAGAATATTGGAACAAGAAGTTAGGAATAACAAGTACCTATATTGATGAAGACAAAGAATATCATAAGTTGTGCAGAATGCAGATGAGGGTATTGAAAGACCTGTATAGAGAGAAGAAAGAATGGAAAGAAAAAGTAATTAATGCCCTTGAAAATAAGAATCAGAAATCATATAAGATGATGAAGACACTGCAACATCTTTACTATGACTACTATGTAAGAGACAAGAGATACAAGCATTGCAATAGAATAAAGTATTTGAGTAGTGTAAGATTATCAGTAGAAGAGAAATGGCTGTTTGTATTGTTCAAAGGATTCTTCAATAGTTTTTATGGTCGATTTAAGGTATCTAATGATTTAAGAGAAGATTTATATGATTACCTAGAATATGGTTTAGTTAGAATAAATGGTGAAATTTATCGTTGTAATCCTAATAATATGCCATAAATCAAAGCAAATAGCACAAAATAAACAGTCAAAATTCAAATATCTTTATAACTAATTGACTATCACATACTTATACACTTACAAATCTTATTTCTTGTAAATCCTCATAAGTAGTTAGTAGTCAATTAGTTATAAAGATATTTTTGATTGTATTCCGCTCAAAATGATAAACTATAAGCATAATACTTATCATCTTTATAACTAATTAATTATCACATACTTATAGGTACATATAAAAACAAACATTGGACCTACTTTCACAAGCAAGTCCAATGTCAACAAATCATACACTAGTTATAAACTTACGTAAAATATAAATAAAATGGCTTTAACAGTTCAAACAAATACAAAGAAGTATTGTTCGTATCTATATAATAATATAGACTTTTCTAATAAAAGGTTCAATTTTCTTATGTTCTATATTTACCTATTTATGTTCTGTTTTGTCATTTTAGCTTGTCTCTTGTACAGAGCCAAGCGATGTTCATAACAAAATATGGCGCCTGAACGTTTAAAATTTCACGACCATATAATTATACATTCAAGCCATTTCGTGTCAACAGGCGGCGCGCAGGGACTCCAGGCGCAATCTTTCCTTATATCACTCCAAGTTGCTAGTGACCTTGCAAATTAACTTGTACATGCTAATCAATACAACAGTACATATTCCTACCACTATCCACATGTTTTTATCCTTTCACTATTTATTTTTGTTCTCCATTTCTATTACTTTGTCCAATCTTAAATTTAGAGTATTGGACTTCCAGTTGTTCAGTAAATCAAATTTAATAATAGAACCTTTCTTATCTAACACACAATAGTCACCTTTTCTATTATGATAAAATGTATATTTATACAGTTTCTTGTCTTTAAACTGAATATTTATACAGCTTTTATACCATACATCAGTTTGTACTTCAATTTTATTTACATATTTCAATACTACTTGTCTCTTTTGTGCATAAGATATTTCTTCCTTTTTCCATTCTATCATATCAAATGTGTTAAGATAAATTATCTGTTCATTCAAATAACGGTTAAATTCTATCTTATCATCATTCATTTCTTCCATTTGACCTTCAATTTCATTCTCTAATTGTTCAGCTTTATCATCACTAATTCTACCTTTAATTAATCTTTCTTCTATCTTATCTATTTGAGCCAGCATTTTCTTCTTCATCATATCAATATTGGCTATCTTCATTCTAATCTCATTGATTCTCTTCTCTACATCTTCTTTCTTTACTTTTCTATCTATATCATTATACTTCTTTACTAATGACCAAACCAATGAATCAAGAATATTTATACCAATACTACCAGGACAATGAATAAATATACCGTTTTTAATGTCTTTCTCTTCATTTACTGGAATATACATGTATCTGTTCTTCTTAGTGTTGTATCTTATTGTCTTATCAGTACCAGCAACATATAATAAACCTTTGCATAACGGCTCTTCTTCTTTACATTTGTCTTTCTTATTTCTAGCAACACTCATTTCGTTACTTAATTTCAACTTACAAATATCCCATGTATTCTTATCTGATATGATAGCAGGATAACAATCAGAACCAATATAATAGTCATACTTCAATATATAGTTTACTTTCCATCTTACTTCTTCTCTAGTCAAGTCACCAAACAGACCTAGTTCGTACATTTCTTTTACAATCTGCATTCTGTTTGAACATTTGCTATACATATCATATACCATTCTGATATTCTTTGCTTCTTCTTCAACTATATGGCCTTTCTTATCTTTTATAGTATATCCATAAGGAATAGTACCACCAATATAATAGCCTTGTTCTTTCTTCATCTTCTTTCCTCTCATCATTCTCTCTTTCTTTATCATCATTTCACTTTCTGATAATGAACTGAACAGAGAGAACATGATAGATGCAGTTTGCGACATCTTACCATCATTATCTAGAAGTCTCATATAAGGTTTCAATATGACTAACTGAATATTCTTCTCTATCAGTAAATCCCTTATTGAATACAGTACTTTTGGTCTTCTAGATATACGGCTAATCTCATAGCAGATGACAGTATCATAATCATCAGTATCAATAAATCTCTTTAACTCATTCAGACCATGACGTTCATACTCATCTAAAGATATTGCAGATTCCTTATCTTCTATTACATCATATTCTTTTCCAATTCTATTTGCTTCCAGAATCAATTCATTAGTCTGTTGGTCCAATGTTTGTCTTTCTGTTGACACACGACTGAACAATATACATTTCTTCTCTTTCATAATCATAATTTTAAATCCCATATAATATAGGAAGAATGATACTAAATTTCAAACTTTAACTTCTATTAGCATAAATGAGTGTCCTTAATTGAATGTAAGTTTATACATGTATTCAATTAAGTCCACTCAAACCAACAATCCAAACTTCTTTGTTCCATAACCTTTCATATACTCATGTTTGAATATGTAAAGTAAGTCATCATTTAGACTGTTCTTATACACATTCTTACCATAATCAAAATCTACTAGTACCCAACAACCACCTAGTCCATTGAATACCTCATTGCTTCTTTCTTCTATTGTTTGATATTTCATAATTCTAATATTTAAATGACACTACAAAATTAACACTATTTCACGAAATAGAATAATTTTTAAGAATAAAATATTCTTACATTAAACCAATTTAACATTTAAATTAAGATTAATTAACCATGTAAAACTAAAATTCTGCCACTAAATTCATATATTTGTACTTGGTTTAATCAAAACAATTAAAATATGGCAAAATATACATTAGAGTTGTCAATTAAGTATGCAACAGAGCTTACATTAGCAGGATTAGATGAAGAGACAAAAGAGAAATTGGAATCATCAGATGATTTCAATGATGAGGCTTATGAGGTTTTTTATGATTCGGAATATGTAGCACAAGGAGTAGTGATGAATAATGATGAACTCCATAATGCTGATACATTCTCACTTACAGTTAAAGATGAAGATGACAATGAAATCTGGTCTACAACTGATGTTTCTCAAATTAAAGAATATCCAGAATTAGATGAAAATGATGAAGAGATACCAACACCAAACTTCCATTATCATCCACTTGAAGAAGGTGACTATTTAGTAGAGAACAATATGATGAAATGGTGTACTATCACTTATTGGTTAGAGTTAAAAGATGGTGAAGAATTTGACCCATCCAAGTTAGGATTCTATCCTTCTTCACAATTCGACTACTATTTATGCGAAGATGATATACACTTGACAGAATTGGCTTATGACAATCATGTAATTGATGATAGAACATACGAATACAATGACAACTACAGTACAGATTACAAGATTATTCACTTTGATGGTGAATATTCTGATTCATACAGAGAGGATTAATAACAATAAAAAGAGGATGGCCAACTGACTATCCTCTTTTATGTTTTTTACTAAGCATGTTTTTCTCCAACATGGTTGTTAATCTCTTCCCTTATTATGTTTCTCATGTCATTCCTTATCTCAGTTCCAAATTGACCTAAGTTGCTTCTGAAATAGAGTGTAACACCGAATATAGCAGCAGCGAAAGTAATACACAGTGTAACATACATCAGTACAGTGCTATGAACTAGGTGCAAAGTAAGGAATGAGATGAATGTTAGCACCACACATGATATTAGCATACCAATAGCAGAACCATAATGCATCCAATCTTTTACGTTTTGATTCATTTTATTTTGTAATAGATATATTTTGTAAAAATGGTAAAGAGTGTAAATTTATACTCTCTTTCATCTAAAGTATAGTATAAGAGTTTCCAGATACAAATATCACTTTAGTATCATATTTTCTAGATGATTCACCAACAGAATCGTTTATATAAACATATAGTCTTATATATCTATTTACAGAAGATGATTTTCGACTTACAGATACAGTACCAGAATATCCATCTATTTTGCTACTCATTGTGCCTGTTGCATTATTATTTGATGCTGTAGGTAATTTATTTGTTGTGCTATATCCTGCACCAAATCCATATAATGTCATATTAGTATTTATGTCACAATTTATAGTTATAAGAGTATCAGTCACCGTTATTGTAGGAGTAAATTCTAAATGCGGTTCTTCTGGCTTAATAGTAATAACGTTATCATCATATAATCTAGAAGATTCAGAATTTAAGTCTGGATTTATATATACAAATGCTCTTATGTACATAACAGATAATGCATCTCTTGGGATTTCAGCACTATACACAAGTCCACTCTTACTAGAATCTATATTAGCATTAATTTTCCCATCTTTAGCTGTTGGCATTTTATTTGTCTTACTATAAGCAAATCCAAACCCATATAATTCTCTTTGTGTTGTTATTTCACATAATCCATTGATAATATCCTTACCGTGAGTTTCTGTTGTTTTAAAAGTAACAGTTTCACTTATTTCTCCAATTAATCCATGTGCAATCAATCTATCAATAAGACTGTTTAACTTATCAATTACGATATTAGACCCTTGTCCATGTGATACTTTTCCTATAGCTGATATGTTTTTTGGTATTGTAGATAAGAATCCATTTCCTCTAATAGTTATAGGTTTATCAGGGTTACAACTAATATTAAATATTTTATTCTCTTTTAAATCAGTAACATTAATAATCGACCTTGTATCATTTTTCAAATTATCTAACGAAACTAACGACAACAAATTTTCTGTATCGCCTTGATTTGAAACAATACTCAATGCAGACTTTCTAGCACTCATTGGTAACGATGTATATTCACAATTATTGATTATAGTATTGCATGAATTATTTTCTGTGTACACATAACCAGGCACAGTAGTGAATATCTTTTGTTTATATACATTATCATCAGCATCTTCAAAAAACAATTTACCATAGTCAAAATACTTTTTAGAACCATCTAGTAATGTCGTGTCAGAGTATTGTGTCAATATATTAATTTGGAATTTATTCATAACATTAGAATCATTTATATACTTATTCCAATCAATACTAGAACCTATTACGTCTACGTACCCGAAATTCCCCTGTGTATACTTTGGTGTTTCACTATTAGGGTCATTTAAATCTTCATCTGTGTGTATTCTAACTAATTTCAATGAATTTCTCCATGCCCATAAAGCATTTCTATCGAGACCAATCTTTTTACCGTTTATAGGAAATATTGCTTCAAAATTATTTAAAGTTATAGGTATTTCAATTATAATATTTTCTAAATAATCAAATGTACTTTTCAATGTTTCATCATTAGTTACTTGCCATGTATTATCCTTCAAATATAAGTACATTCTTTCTTCATCAATTAAGTCGTTATATATATAAGTAGGGTCTAATGAACTTATTCTCCATCCTTCTGGGTATTCTGCTTTTAGTTCTGTTAGTCCATTTGAAACATTACTATTTTGTGCAACAGTATCAAATACTATTGATAAAGAATTATCTAAAATATAGCCTTTTTCTGATGTTAAGTCAACATTCAAGTTAGTTAACGGTATAGATATTTTCCATCCACCATTACCATCATAACCTTTTACAGTCTTTAATCTTGTATTATATCCTAATGGGTTATCTACTGTACCAGGGTCTAATATATCTAAATTGTTGTATCTTATTTCTGCTTCTTGTGCTAATCCGGTCGTTGTATAATCATCAATTATCTTAACTTTAGAGTCAACTCCATTAATTTCTATCATTGCTCCAGTTAAGAAGTTTTGCAGTTGCCAGTATCTACTACCTTCTTTCGTCGGGTCATATTCACCTCCTAAGTAATTACATTTGATGTTATCTGCATCACGAAATGGTGTAGAACGTACACGAGCAAAAGATTTGAAGAAAGGATGTTCGACACTAATATTTTTACTATTACTTATGAATAGATGTCTATTCTTTAAGAAATGGGTGTCCATGTCATCATCAGAAATATCGTCTTCATAATATTTGTTTCTAGCAGTAGAAGCGTAACAAGCAATCAACATAATATTACTACTATCTTTTATACTATACGACATACCTTTATATATTTCTTCACCTTTTACTTCTAGGCCTTTCTGATATCTAGTTGCTTCCGCACCACATGACACCAATGTTATAGAGTTACAATTATTCAATGAATATCCAATAGAACAACTATCTACTGCACAAGATGTAATTGAAGAATAATTTACTCCGACAAATTTATATCCTGCTTCTAGGCAACTATTAGCATAACAACCTCTAACATTGCTAGAAGTAACGCCATTAAGATACAATCCGTATACTGCATTTTGTCTAAAATAAACATTATCTATAACATTTTGTACTGCTCTAGTAGCAGAATATCCAGAACCACCAAGACCAAACAAATACAAATTCCCCAAATATATATTCAAACAAGAAGAGTCATACTTATCTCTTATTTTTTTTGGTATATCAGTTGCTTTATATAAGAAATTTATTGCTCCATCTTTACCTCTATCAACTGAATTTGTGGTTATTTGCAAATCTATTATCTTAACATTTCTAATACCTGTATGAACAATACCATAAGGATGTAATCTATCTGTACCATCATAATTTATATCTGGATGTTGAGAGGACTTTATTAATCCTTTTGCATATCCTTCACGTCCAGTTTTTCCTATCCATCTTCCTTGTTTTTCTATTAGTTTTCTTTCATTGTTCCATTGTTGCCATAATAAATCTCCTTTTGTTTTTGGCCAATATAATGGATGATTTGGATCTGTGTCTCTGGTTTTATCGTAATACCCCACAACACCATCACCTAAATAAAATCTATTATGTCCATTTGTTTTATCTAGTTCTATATCATCATTTTTAGATTTATCTGTATATCCTGTAGACAAACCTTTCGCTGATTTTTGGCAATTACTTTTAGCAGTTGTATTCTTTGCCCAATAAGAAGATAGTATAGTATTATATATACCTTCTCCTTTAATATAAATACCATCATAAATAAAGAATGCTCTACTAAATTTGTATTCACCACTATTAAAATGCACACTAGACTTAATATTATAAGCATTTATTATACAATTTTGTATATTTTCTGAGCAATCATTTCCATCAGGACAAACTCCAAACCATTCTACTTCTAATTCATCAAGATTAAACTTACCAGATAAATTAACATTGTTAAAAATTTTGTGTAATCCAGATATGATTGAAGTGTTATTGCCTACTATATTTCCATTAGATAAAGAGCCACCATCAAAACATAATACAGAATTTTTAGGTAATGTAATAGTACTGTTATTTAAATCGAAATCATACATAATATGATATATAGTATTAACATATTCAAATGAAGATTGTTCTATTATTGCACTATTATTCATACCGTCAATTCTAAGGTAAACTTTTCCATAACCAGAGAATTTACTATTTCCATATATCTTATTGCTGAATTTCAATTTTGAATTTACTTCTGTTATATCTTCATAATCAGGAAGATACATTAATCTAGACGAAGAAGAATTAGAATAATATGTATTACTATTCCCTATATTTTTTGGTACAGATATGGTTTTTATATCAATCATATAAGTATTTAAATGATTTTAATAAAAATAAATCATACAGCATCTACTTTACCAAAAAGAGAGGAACTTAAGTTCCTCTCTTATATAACTTATCGTATCTCTGATATTATACTCAATATTCGTAACTTAGATTAATCTGTGTTGTTCCCTCAACCATAGAGTCTCAAGAAATGGTCATCTTTAACTTAATAAGTTTTTATCATAACTGGTGGCTTAACATAAGTTGCGCCTTCTTTCAACTTCAAATCAACTGTATCATCCATTAGATTGTAACTAGCATTGATAGGATAGAATGCTTTGCCATCAAAGTATTTGAAAACAAATGTACTGAATCTATTGAATATACCAAGGTTGTGGAATTGTGTATTCAATATCACTTTTGGTTTGCTATATTCATTGTAATAAGCATCAACATAGAACTTTTCTGGCTTATGATTTGCATCAACTGATTCAGATACACCATTCTTTGAAATACCATACAAAGGCAAGTTAGTTGTCATATCAATAGCAGAAGACAAGTTCACAGTATTCTTTACACCTAACTGATATGCTTCTTCCGATGTAAGCAATGTGTTTATCTTCATTGTTATATCATCTTTTGATTTGATATAGTTGTGTGTCATATCAGATATGTAAATCAAATCCTTATCTTGGTCTTGTTCCATACCAGCATTATCAGAATGAATCTTACAAGCAAAATCTTTAATGATAAGACTTTCACTATGTGCTAATATGAACTTAGTATTTGTGGTCCATTTAGTGTGTCTCCAGAAACTAGGGTGTCTTCTTACAATATCATCCCATGTTAGATTAACTGGTCCTAAAATCTTGAATGATATCCTACCAGACAATGCATCAGACTTCCTGATTGGTATTGCTGTACCTTCGGTATCTAGATTCATATCAGTAGTTACCGTATTCTGCATATCAAATTCAGTACCAATGATGTAGTCTTCTAATTTAGGATTGCAACCTAATGTGAATGTAGTTATCTTATTCCCAAACCTATCCGTTGGTTCTGAACCTATCTTAACCCATTTGAATGTTGAATTTCCATATTTGTCAATATTTGTTTCAATTAACCTCTTGTTACCTACTGTCATTTCACATTCAATCATTGGTAACTTCTTATATCTGTCTACAGCATTTGTACCATCTGTTGTAGTAGAATAATTATACTGGAAATTTCTTGTTATAGTATCTGGATTAAATGGTGAAAGATTAGTACCACTAGTCATGTAAGGTGCATTATCTGATTCTGTTACATCATCTGGTGTCCAAAACTTACGTGTATAATAACATTCTTCCCAATTTGGTCCAACCCCATGTACTACATTACTCTCACTGCCATGCTCTGTACGATTTACTCCATGCTGCTTACATTCATAGTAAGTACCTGTCTTCTTCAAACTACTAGAGCTTGATTCATATACAATAGGCATGTACATCATCTTTCCACTAAATATGATGTAGTTTACTGTTGTGTCATCTGTAGGTGAAAGACTTATAGCTTGATTCTGACCAGTGTACTCTATCATACCACTTCTAGATTGTATCATAGCATCAGAAGGATAATGCCCATTCTCACTATCATCTTCATTACCATTCAATGATATGTAAAGATAATTACTCATATCAATCTTACCTTGTACATCATCTGAACCAATACCTTTATCGAATTTCTTTTTACCTAAACTAATTATGCTAGGAATTAAGGTATTAGTTTTCATATACTTACCAACATACCACTGCTTATAATATTCGTTATTACTATTCTTAGGATAAATATCTTGTATCAATGAACTAGAACTGATTTTGAACTTCCAGTTAGAATTAATCATTGGTCTCATATACCAGTTCCATACTTTTGCGCCACCATAACCAGTATATCCTTTACTTACTAAGTCATTCAACCCATTACGTCCACCATTACCATCACCATAAGAATACATTTCAGTACAATATCTTAATTTCTTAGGGTAGAATGAACTAAGACTGTCTTTATCTAATGGAGATTCAATGATAGTGTCAACATCATCAATATCACACTTTACTTTTACTTGATTGTATACATCAGATATTTCAATCTGAGTTGAATCATCAGAATAGAAATCTTTGTTAACATATACATTAGTAGTGTCTATTGTTGTTGTAGTTGCTGTATTGTCTAGCTTATAAAATGTAGCAGTACCAGGATTCTTCATAGTACTCCAATCAAAGATATAGAAATCTGTACCTTCTTGTACTATATGAAGGTCTAAGTATTGCAATATCTCTTTGATTATATCTTCTCCTGTCATTTCACTATCTTCATCATCACCAAGAAATAGAGTATCTGTTATGCCTATCTGTGACAATAAGTCTTTGTTTGTATAATTAGAAGATGAAGTTGGATCGAACACCTTCTTTGAACCATCATACCATACTTTACCAAAATCAAAGAATCCAAACTTCCTGAAATAATCACCAAATGTTCTAGTATTTGCTTCTGCCACACAAGAAATCCAGTTGTTGCTAGTTCCATCGGATAGTTTCTTATATTGCAACGTTGATAGAAAATCTGTGAAGTTTATAGTCATTGTAACAAGATGCTCAGCATAATCTTGACTGTATACATTTGGTTCAACATAACCCTTGAATATACACTTACCATTCTTATTTATAGTAATGATGACTGAATCATGAGAGTTTGCAAACAGATAGTCACACAAGTTTAGACTTGTAACTAAATCAAGTTTGCCAGACTTCATGATAAATACATCAAATGTATTATCAAGATTCTCTTCTATAGTCAATGGGTCATTACTGAACTTGATTGGAGTATCATCACCAGAACAACCAATGACCATATCTGTACCATCTTTATATTTGTTATTGATAATTACTTCTATTCTGTTGTCTTTCTTGTCAACAAATGAACCTTGTAACTTCATATTTTGATTAGTTTAATACCTTTATTAAAAATAAAAATGGGAATATCATTTGATACTCCCATTCATATTAATTATCTTATACCAGTATTTCTACCAACTTTACTTTGCATATTAGAATAGTTCTTCAAAGTACCATACAAGTTAGAACCAGATATCTTGAAGTTCACACTACCACCAGATGATTGAGTATTGAGAGCAAGACCGCCATCTAGCATTTTAAACAGATGTGCTTGTTGTCTGTTATTCAGTACCATCTCACCTCTATTTACTCGTATCAGGGTGTTGTCACCGATGGTTGTACTGGCACCGGAGCCACCAACTATACCACCAGTAGCAAAAGCACCAGATATAGAAGCCAAAGCAGCAATAACAGCTGCAACACCTGTAGCTATAGCAACTAAGTTCATTGGGAATGGTAACTTAGCACCAGAAGCAGTAGCACCAGCAATAGCTTCTCCTGATGATGCTGTAGTCTTTGCTGTAGAGTTAGCAACTTCTGTAGCAGTAGCTGCTGTATCTGCTGTTGCTGCAGCAGTAGTTGAAGCAGAAAATAAATCTTGTGCTATTGTAACTATTTCTGTTACTGTCTTATATGCTTGCATCATTTCTGTTATGACACCAATACCTTTGATAAATGCATCTAATGGGTTTTTTACATCATCAAATGCTGTACCAATAGATTGAATACTAGAAGCAAGGCTACCAATATCATTCAAACCATCAAATATATTATCAAAGTTGGCTTCTTTCTTAGCTTCCTTTGCCATATTAGCTATTTTTGAACCCAACTCACTTTGTTGTTTGTCTAATTCAGAGAAATCTAAGCTTATACCTAACTTTTGAGCTTCATCTGCTTTTTCTTTTCTCTTAGCTGTCAATTCATCAAACTGCTTTACTAAATCATCTAACTGCTCTTTATTGCTTTGTTTATCCCTATTCTTATTACCAAAATTGAACTTGTCAGCAATAGATGTATCCTGCTTAGTAATATCAGATACATCTTCTTTCAATGACTTTTGCATATCTGATTTTTGCTTAGCCTTTACATCTGCTATCAATTTTTTGAGTGTTGTCTCTTCCTCTGTTGTAAGGTTACCAATTTCCAAGAATTTCTGTATCATTTTCTTCTTGGCTTCAATTATAGCATTATCATATTCATCATCTGTTACTAAATTCTTAACATATTGTTTTGTGACTGAATTGATAGCATCTGCAAATTCTTTATTTGCTTCATTTATAGCATCTGTATGTTGTATAGCAAATTTTACATCACCTAACTCTTTTATTTTGGCATCAAGTTCATGTGAATTGTTTATTGTCTTACCTTGTTTGTAATAAGCATCAATTAGACTTTCTAATGCTGACTTCTTCTTTTCATCATACTCTTTCTGTGTTATCATGGAATCTTTCAACTTTCCATTCAACTCCATCATTGTATCATTGTATGACTTGTTTGCTTGTGCTATTGGGTCTTGTTTAGGTGTATTGCTTGATGACCTGCCACCACCTCTACTACCTCTACTACCTCTACTACCTTTATCAGAACCAAATGACAGGTCTGCTTTTGGAAAGTTCTTTCCTGATTGTGTATTCTGTTTATTAGTGGTTTGTTTATTATTTTTCTTATTTGAATCCTGTCCTTTTTTCTTATTGCCTTGTGTTACATTTGTCTTATTCATTGCAGCTCTAGTATCAGCAACAGTCTTCTTCAAATCCTTCCACCAACCAATAAGTACTTTAATCTTCTTCTGTACCCAATCTACATACTTTGAAAGAGTTTCAAACAAAGGTATTTTAGATACTTTAGTCATTATGTAATTCTTGAAATCAATAACCTGTTTCAATAACCAATTTATAGCATATCTGACAGCAAAAATAAGACCTTCTACCATCTTTATTGCTTCTCTTACAACCTGAAATGCACCTGCTAGCAAATCAAGAGCAGTAGAAGTAGTACCAGATGTATCAACTAAGTCAAAGAATACACCTAATACATCACCTACAATATTTACAACAGTAGTAAGTATATCAATCAGCATAGAACCTGATTGGCCAACCACATTCATAGCTGACTGTATTGTTGTAGAATTCTGGAACTCACCAACTAAGTCAATTACTGATTGCATGAGTTCACCTATTGATTGTGCCAACTCTCTTACTGGTCCATCAGCAGCATCAACATTGAATGAAGAAAGGAAATTCTCCCATTGTACCTTCATTGCACCAATATCGCCGGCCAAATTATCAAAGTTGGTTCTAGCCATCTCTGTTGCAGTACCAGTTGCATCTAATGATGATAACAATTCTTTATATCTGTCACCACCAGCAGCCAACATCTGTGCGGCATTTGCTGAATCCACACCAAATTGCTTTACCATCCAACCTGTATCACCGGCATGAGCAGCCAATGTTTGCATCATGGTATCAGCATCTTTGATTCCTTCTGCACTGAACTTAGAGAATATGTTACGTAACTGTGTACCAGCTTCTGAACCTTTCAATGCGTTGTCACCAAGGACTTCTGCCATTGCTGAGGCTTCTTGTAATGAAAGACCTGCTGAATTAGCAGCAACACCAGCAACCTTCATTGTACCAGCTAAGTCGCCAATTTCAGCAGAACCAGCTTGTGAAGCATTTGCAAGTATATCAATATCTTTACCAGAATCTGCTACTGTATGGTTGAACTGAGCCATGATAGTAGTAAGTGATTGTACAGCATCATCCTGTGACATCAAACCAGCTTTAGCTAATGTAGATGAATTCTTATACATCTCACCTAAACCTTCTACATCATCAAGCAAAGCAGGCATAGCACCACCTATCTTAGCCATACCATTTGTTACATCAACAACACTGGAATTAGTCTCTTTTCCTAAATCCTGTATTTGTGAACGCATATTGTCAAGAGCAGTACCTTGTACACCAGTAATAGCAGATAAACCAGACAATGCTTGACCAAATTCTGATGATTTCTGTACTGCTTGTTGTGATACATCTACAAATTCTTTTACTGCTATACCAGCTGCAGCAACACCAGCAGTAGCGGCAACAGCACCAGCTGTCAATGAACCACCCATTACACCACCTAAAGTCTCAATCATAGATGAAGCACCAGAAAAACCAGCACTGTCAAGTGACTTTGACACAAGAGAACCAATATCTGGCATCTTGAAACCACTTGTATCTATCTTCATGTTGCCAAGATTAGACTGCACCTTATCCTGTATTTTTTTCAACTCATTGAATTTAGCAATAGCAGAATCAAGGTCTTTCTTCATATTCTTACCAATAGAAGAAGACTTTGTAACATCATCAAGTCTCTCGTACGCTGCTGTAAGGTCTCGTACACTTCGTTTTGATTGGTTTAGTTCTTTAGAGAAATTATTTATTTGTTGTTTCGCAGAAGCTGTATCTGCTGCGATACTAATTTTCACATTATTCTTACCCATAGGATGGTTATGATGTTCATTTTATTAAAAATAAATTCAATATATACCAACAAAGGAAGGTCTTACTGACCTTCCTTCTTAAATTTGGCTTCCATTTGTTTAGCCATTTTTCTCAATTGTTCTATTTCATCATTTGTTATCTCTGTCTTATGCTCTTCTTTTATCTCTTTGTCTGTAGACAATGGGAAGAACTCTTGTATTGATTTTGATTTGTTCTTAGTATATGGTGCAATCGCATAATAGAGTTGGTATCTTGTCATTTCCCATTCATTCTTATAAGCATAGTGTTGATTCTTCAATAACCAGATTAATTCCCAGTCTTGTAGTTCATCACAAAAATACTCATAAGAAAGAACATGATTTGTTATGACTAACATCTTCAAATACTCATGCACCAACATTAGTTTTTTGGTCTTTCAGTGTCTACATTTTTGATATCTGTTTCATCAATTTGCTTTTCTGCTAATGAAGTATTCACTTTCATTATCTTTAAGAACCATTCAATGAACTCTTTTATCAAATCTATTCCTTGTTCATCTAACCAATCCAGATATTCATTATATTCAAAATCTAAATCAATGTGATTATGTTGCATTGAAGCAAGAATAGCGGCATAAAATAGATTTACTGATACTGTATAAGAACCATCTTGTAATGATAACGTCTTTCCTGTAATCTGTTCATAAATAAGGTAAACTCTCATTGAATAAAATAACTCCAAATCAGTACCTTTTATATTGATTTTCATATAAGTGATTGATTATTTTATTAATAATAAATATCGCTTGGCTATGTTTAAGAGACAAGTTAATAAACCCATTATTCTTCTAATGCTGCTTGAATTCCATTTTCAAACTCTCTAATTTCTTTTCCTAACTTATAACCATTTTCAAATTCAGTAGTATCATGTTCTATTTGGATTTTCTTATTACCTAAAACACACAATGTTGCACATAAATTATCTTCATTTCCACAAGTAGCTACACCTATTACTTTTGCTTCATATTCTGTTACTCCATTATTCACACTCTTTGTTGTTCCAAAAATAAAAGTAAGATGAATAGTATCATAATTTGGAAATCTAAAATTAATATTAGATATTTTATTATCTGTGCCATATTTTTCCAAATTAGATGTCTCATTCATTTCAATTACAGCATCAATAATTGTTTTAATAGGGTATATATATTCAATAGATGATTTTGTAGAGTCATTGATATATACATCCTTAAAGTCTACACAAAGTAATTTATGAAAACCACCTTTAATTTCCATTTTATCTACGACTTTCATTATTGCTGTATCTGATTTTATTGCTTCTATTGGGTTGGTATCATAAACTTTAGTTGTGGTAAAAACATCATTTATATGTACTTTTGTATTCTGTGCTACACATGATATACTAAAGAATGTAACTAAGAACAATACGATTGCTAAAATTTTTGTCTTCATAATTTACTAATGTTTAATTTGTTATTTTATATGTTTTAATTAATAATACATACATAATATAGAAAAAGACTATAAAATTTCAAATTATTTTCAGAAATTATAGTTAATAAGTATTAAACAAAAAGAGGATGAATCAAATGATTCATCCTCAAAACATAAACTCAACCAATCACTAAATGAAGTTTATGGAAATTCTCTTACTTTACTTACTAGCACTAGAAAGTGCTTTTGTAGATGCAGTACTAGCTTTTGAAATTGCACCTACACCAGTGAATGTAGCACTAAATGTTGCATTTTCACCTGTATTAGCATTAGCTGTAAGTGATGTAATGAGTGCCTTACCAGAAAGCTGAGTACCAGTAGTATCTGGTGTCCAAGTCTTAGATGAATTGTCAATACCAGTCTTAACCCAACTAGCAGCATTAGCGAATACAACATCTACAGTTTGACCAGCAAGCATAGAATCAACCAATGTTGCATAGTCTGATTCAGCAAACAAGTTCTCAGTTGTAATTTCCCATGTAATAGTACTTACATCCTTTGCTCCATAGATACCATGGTCTTTGCTAGCAATATCAGTAGTGTTAGTAGTGAGTGTCAAAGTATGTGCTGTGGCAAAAGCAATTGACTTACCTCCGACGAACAACATAAGTTGGTCACCTTTTGTGATATTCTTCATAGTAAATTTACTTTTATGTTTTTATCGTTTTATTAAAAATAAAATCAAGTGTTACTGTATTTCAAATTCAAAGTCTAATTGTTGAATATAAGCTGAATTGTATAATGATTCATAGCATCCAGTCAACTTTGAATCAGTAATTATTATATCGTCATCATCTTCTCGATGATTGTCATCATATTTTGTATTGTAGTCAATATGTTCCAATGCTCCACGTACATCATTTGCTAGTTCAACTGCTTCATTATATGACTTACCGACAATAGTAACTTGTACAGGAACTATCTCTTCATAATATCCATCTTTTGAACTGTCAAAACTAGTAGACTGTCTTGTTATAACTATGAATGGCAATGATGTACCTTGCAAAGCATCAAGAGGAAATACTCTGTCAAATACTTTACTTGACACCTTCTTGTCTTCTAACAAAAACTTTCTAACATATTGGTTGATTAAAAGTGTGTTCTTCATTTAGCTTTCTTTAGTTATTTTATCTATTGCTTTTGATATTCTGTCATCTATGAGTTTCTGTGCCATTGAATCAGCATTGACTATTGCATTTTTGAAGAACCAGTTGGCAGCAATAGAACCAGTATATCTGTCATAGGTTCTTTGTGTTCTAGGTTTTGTACCACCTTCAAAGAATCTCAATCTCCATGTACCATCATTATGCTTAGTATCTCCTAAGATATGTGTTACACCAATTGGATATCCTTTTTCAACATAAGTTCTGACACCTTCTATCAATGGTACTCCAAATTGCTTTGAACTTGATGAATTGAAACTAGCACTAGATACACCTGACTTTACTCTGTCTCTTACGGTATTTATTGCAGCAATGACACCAGCTCTAGCAGCATTATCTAGTTGGTCTCTAACTTCACCTACATATTTGTCAAGTTCATCTTTTGCACTCAATGATATGAATTCAGTAGCCATAAATGATTATTTCTTTACTATTTCTGTGTCTATGATTATCTTTCTCAACTTCTTGTTCCTATCAATGTTAGTAATTCGATATTCTTTACCTTCATATTCAATGTGGTCATAATCACCAACAGGAACATAGAATCTTACTTCAAACTGCTTTATATAGTCATAGAATGTTTGACCATTCTCATCAGTTCTAGTACCAGATTTCTGTATTACATTTGCTCTAGTATTGCATTTGAGTGTATATCTATCTTGCTTTTCACCATATTTGTTAGTGAAAGTCTCTACACCAAGTATCTTAATTGGTTCTGTCAAACTTCCTGCAATCATACTTAATGCTTATATATTTGTAAACCCATAACTTACGTATGGTGAAAGAAGATATTCGTATGCTTGTGGCAATTCTTTAGCAGCGGCATAAGTAACTGATTCTCTATTTGCATAGTAGTTACCTATCAACAACAACATGGCTTGCTTTATTGGTGCTGGCAACTTGTTTCTATTCTCTGTAGTAATCATGAACAAGTCTTTACGCACATGTTGCTTGACTATCTCTTCTGCTACTTCACCTAATGATTCAATGTAACTATCATCATCGGTGAAGTCATTGTCAATATTCAAATGTTTCTTTATTTCTTGTAAAGTAAGATAATTCATAACTATATGTTGAACCTGCTTAATGAGAACCGTCTCACAGGTTTGTTTTTGTGGAGGGTAGGAAGTAGTGGAGTCGAACCACTACTTCCTTAAATGCCATGTTTTACTTTATGAGATTTCTATTGTCGAATTTCTTATTCACTCACCGGCTGTAGTACCGTAAACGACTGCCTTTGGACGTACAAGCTTGAAGTCGAAGAATGCGTTGATAACCAAACGTACCTGACCAGCTGCAGCCTTAGTATAAGGGTCAACAGTCAAATCAATAGCACCCCACTGACCTACATAAAGCTGTGACCAATCACCATAAGCGAATGTATTCTTTGCGATGTGACCTGTAGAAAGTACTGGAGTACCATCAATATTGTCACCTTCCATTACCAACTGAGTTGACTTAGTAGACTTAGCCATAGCACGCATAGCTGCCTTAGCCTTAGGTGATACAATATACTTAGCAGGACCATAGAAATTAGCATCTTCTACATCAGATTCAAGAGTACAAAGACCTTTGAAGTCAGTTACCTTAGTAGGAGTTACATTATAGAAAATACCTGCTGGACGAGCACCATCTGCAGCCTCAGTACCAAAGATTGTATCTTCAAGCTTAGCCTGAATAGCATTTACAAGGTCACGACGAATCAATGCTTCTGCACCAAGTGAATCCTGTACCAAGAACTGCTTAGATACATCAATGTAAGCACTCAAACGATGTGGAGTCAACTTAACGTTGGTGAATGTACCAGCGCCATCCTGTGCGTCATCAGTTTCACCTTCCCAGTTTACATTTTCTGCACCCATTGCTGGAATCTGCAAATCACCTACAAGACCAGTAAGAATATTTGCACCAGAATCTGCAAGAACATTCTTTGTGCGAAGTGGGTCAAGAATGTTAGCAAAATCAGTAACAACTACATCTTCACCTTCTGCTGTTACAGTTACTGCTGCATGATTCTCAACTGGAATCTGAATCTGACCTGTCATAGATACACCTGCACTACGCATTTCGTTCTTACCAGCATCAATTACGGCTTGTGTTGCATCGTCCATTGGCTTTCCTTCTGCTACTGAACGGATAGCAGACAAAAGATTAAACTTTTTTTCCATAATATTATGTTTGTTTTCTTTTTTTGATTTTGTTTCTTTATCTTTAGGATCTTCATCCTTATCTTTATCAGGGTCTACTTCTTTGTCATCAGGAGTATTCTCTTCATTATCTGGATTGTCTTTGTCATCATCTGGATCGTCCATATCATTATCCGGATCATCATCTTTTGGTTCATCTGGGTCGTCAGTTGGTTCGTCTTCTGACTTAGATTCACATTTTTTTCGCTCGTCTTCTGACTTAGATTCTGGCTCATTTTGTGGTTCGTCTTTCTTTGGCTCGTCTTCTGAGTTTGATTCACACTTTTTTGGTTCATCCTCTTTCTTTTCTTCCTCTTGCTTAGCTCTCAATTCATTCAGCTTCTCAAGTGAACGAGCACTTACTGTAGTTTCCGAGTACGCAGGGTTCCAAACGATTGATAAGTCATGTAAACCAGCTATCTTATGAATTGTACGAATGGCAATGCCATCTTCATAAGTCCATGTTTCTGCTTCTTCATCATCAGGGTCAACCCAGAAACAGAAAGAACATTTATCTACATCACCACGTTTCAAATATTCAAGCACGGTATCACCAAGGTCATTCTTAGGAGCTTCTATTGAAAAATAAACACCATCTTTTCTCAATTCAACATTTAGGGAACCTTTGCCACAATTTGAACGGCCAAGAATTTTATCGTCATCATGATTGAAATTGAGATAAATATCAGAATTGTCAATCAAATCTTGGCTGATAGCGGTGCTCTCAATAATTTCGCGGAAGCCTAAATCCTCTGAAACAGAATTGAAGACAATTGCACAACCTTCAATTAATCTAGAATCACCTTCCTGTCTAAGTTCTAAATTACCTAGACTTCGTATTTCTAATTGTTTATTCATTATGTATAGAATAATCTTTTATTAAAAATATGCTAATAATAAAAATTTCTATTATATTTGATTAATAATAAATATTTATTAAAAAAATTATTTATTAAGCATATTTCCAGATAAACCCACCTGTTTGTTTAAACTTACCATTACAAACTTCCCAAATATGACAAGCTTTAGGATTTTCTTTTAATGCATCTGTCATACAATCGTATTTTTTGATGAAATTTCCATTAAGGTCATATTTTGAAACTGGTTTTCTATTAACTGCTGGTTTGCCATATAGATGATTTTTTGACCCACGTAACCCAATAAGACCTTTTTTCGCTTCTGATATTTTTTCCCTATGTTCATCTGATAAACATTTGCCTTTATTCCAAGGAATCTGTCCTTTATGGGCTTTGGATAGTTTTTCCTTCGTTTCATCAGACAGATGTTTACCTTTACATGCATTGGATATTCTTTTTCTAGTTTCTTCAGACCTTATTTTTCCTTTAAGCTTTTCTTTAACCTCTTCTGAAAATATAGTATTACCACCTCCAGCAGTTAAATTGTACCCATTATAGAAACTATCAAATTCTTCAACCCAATACATTTCTCTCATGTTAAGATTGTCTCTCAATATATTGTCTTCTAACACACAATAAACCCAATTATCTAACCCATATTTTCTTATCGCGCGATGAAAATATGTTTTGTCCTTTTTATTTATTGCATTATATATGTGTCTTTTAAATCTCCCTTCTTCATCAATTGTTTGTCCAACATACCACTTTTCACTCTTTGTATTGTACCATCCATAAATGATACCTACTTCTTCGCCTTTCTCGTTTATCATATTTAATTATTTTTGTGTTTACAATTAATAATAGTAAAATAGAAATGCCTTACAAACAATTCAATTGAATTGCTCATAAGGCATATAATGTAAACACATATTAATAATAGAAACTATTCATCTTTAGTTTCATCATTATTATCTGTTTTATTTCCATCACCATTTACTTTATTATCTGAAATTTTTGTAAAAGGTATTACAAGATTATCTGCTCCGCTCATAGGGTTCAAATCCAATATGCTTCTACCTTCATTTGCCGTCATAACTCCACCAGACACAAGGGTTTTGATGTAGTTGGCCATGTTAGTGCGATTAGAGCGAAGAAGAACATTCTCATCCAAATCAATATAATGTGTCTTGACTGATATAAGCTTGCGGTTTATCTCATTTTCTATCATGTTTACCCAAGGAATAATACAATGCAAGACAAAATCGATTGAAGCTTGTTCTACATCACCGTAGTTTGTTTTGCTTAAATCACCTAACAACACAGGAGAAATATTGAAGAATCTAGCAATCTCAGCTGTATTATATTGCCTTGTTTCAATAAGCTGTGATTTATCTGGGTCTGTAGATACTGGGGTGAACTCTTCTACACCAGAGAGCACGGCTAGCCCACTGGAACTATCACCAGAATGTACTTGGGCCCAATTTTGTCGAATCTCATTACGTTGTTTGTCACTTACTAATGGATTCTTCAACTTCAACATACCTTTGATTTGACAACCACTATCAAAGAATTCCTTCGCTGATGATTCTGTTGAGTTTGCTAAATTAACTGCTCTTTGTGCATAATTATAAACAGATAATCCATTTACACCATCATTTGAATACATCAAGAAATGCAACATATCTTCTGGTTGCACAACTTTCTTAACATCTTTAGTAGAGCTCACTAAATAAGTAAGCTTATCTTCTAAATCATTATATTGTATTGATACCTTACCTGGTTGTAAGTAAACTAATTTAACAGGTAAGCCTTGTCCATTTCTTTTGATGTAAATGAATGCATTACCTTTCATAATAACATCTATAACTATCTTCTTCATAAGATTGAACTTTGTCAATCTCGTTGAATAGAATAATGCCGCTATTGCACTTGATTCTACAATGCTCTTAGCATTTTCTTTCAATTGCTTTTCATAGATAGGAAGAATGCCGATGCTATTACTAATCAAATTAGTAGCAGAAAACCAAGCAGAAAGTCCCATAGCTGACTTCTTTGTAAACTGACCAAATGGCAAACCTAATGAATATACATTACTACCACTTGAAATATCACAAGAACAACCACGAGATTCTAACTCCTGCGCTAACGTCTTAGTAGATAGTCTTTTTGTAAAAAATCCCATTCTATAATTTAATATTTTATTAAAAATATTCTAATTATTTGTTATGTATTCACAAGTTGGCTCTTCATAGCAGTCAGAAAGATACCCACCTAATGCTTCTAATATTGCAATTACACCATCTATCTTCTTTTTCTTCTTCATTCCTTCCTTTATCGGCTTGCAATTCTCGTTGTGGTCTACTTTCAATTCAACATTAGAAAACATCCATCTTGTAATTGGATTGTCATCTATTACAACTTTACCTGACCTTATAAGACGTTCAAATTCTTTTACAGTTCTAGAAAAGTTACCTATTGATTGTGAAAATGGTTGCATAGGATATCCTTCTTCTGTACAATCAATTGCCCATTGAGTAGAGTTCCAAGCATCATAACATACATGGATGATAGGACACTCATCTTGTATATCTTTCATCACACATCTAATGTAATCGTAATCTACAACATTTCCATCTGTAACTATAAGATGACCATCTCTTGACCATTGTCTGTAATATGATTCATTTGGATTTCCTGTCAATGACTCTTCTGGTAAGAAATACCATGCTTTGAAGTAATATGTATCATTTATCTTCAACATTGCAGCTAATGCAGTAATATCTGCTACTGCTGAAAGGTCTGCTCCTAAATATGAATAGACTTCTTCATTGTTGATATTTGTTAAATCACCATTAATTATATCTGACAATTCAAATGGAGCAGAACATTCTTTCAATATCTTATTTGATATCCATGCAGTCAAGTCTTTACTCCATATATTGAATTGTTTAGTTAGTATCAATGGTTTTTGTGAAGAGTTCTTATCTGCTGTTGAAACACGTTCTCTCATGTAATCCATTCTTACAGTCTCATTCAATGATGGTGTTGCTTTCTCCCATTTTGTTTCATCATGCCAATCATCACCTTCATCTAATTGGTATATTGCTGCAAACTGACTATCATCTTCTATTTCTCCTTTCAATATTCTAGTACAGCTTGTCCACATATCATAGCAAGGATATCCATCACCAATAAGAAATCCAGATGTTGTAATAGTTATTGCTAGTGGTTGTGAACGCATGGCTTGACCTGACTTCATCACTTCATATTGGTCCCATGTTGGACTTGCATGTATCTCATCATATATGAATAGTGAAGGGTTGTAGCCATCATTACCCATAGCATCGCTAGACAACACATTGATTGTAGATGCCATCTTAGGTATCTTGATTTCAGAACGATATTGCTTGAAAAATGTACATTCTGGGTCAATTGATTTTGCAAAGTTCATTGTCTGTGTCAATGCAATAGATGCCTGCTTACTAGAATTAGCAATACAATATATTTCTTGACCCATTTCTTTGTCATTCACAAGTGTAGTAAGAGCAATAGCAGCTGCAAGTGCAGTCTTACCATTCTTACGTGTACACATTATGAATACATTCTTTGTAACTCGCTTATTAGTATCTTTGTACTTCCAACCAAATATTGATGCAATTATCCATTGTTGCCATGGTAACAATCTAAAGTTCTTATTTGCAAAGCCTTCAGTACTATGTTTCATCATGTAAATAAGTTTTATTCTCTTATCTACATCTTTTTCATCAAAGTAAATATCGTCTCTACTAAACCATTTTTTGAATCGCTCACATGCTAAGTATATCGTATCACAAGACACTATAGTACCATCAAGTATCTTGTCTACATAATTGTAATAATCATGTATGTTGTAATCTGTTCCTTGTAGGTATTTTATATTCATTGTGATTGGTTAGTTTGTTTTAGTCATCTGAATTCAAGAACTCATCTAATGCACTCTTTTGACCTCCATTGCCTTTAGATAGAGCCTTCATCTTAGATTTAGTCATAGGTGTAAATGCAAATGCCTTCAACAGTGCTTGTAAGTTTCGTTGTGCCTCCCACATCATTGTGAAATGCTTATTCTTTACTGCTCTACCTTGGTTATCTGCTGTTACTGAACCCTCTGCTTTTATGCATTCATAACAATCAGTGTATATTTCATAGTTGTCACGAATAAGTCTAAGTGAAGCATAATAAGAATCATCTATGTGGCCATAATCATCTAATAAGCCTAACATAACGGATTCCATATAGTCTCTTACTTCTTCATTACAATCTTTTAGCAACTTCTTAAACTTATTTGATATTTCTAATTTCTTCATCGTGATTATTAAAGTCTTTTATTAAAAATATCTTAAAACAAAAATAGTTAGTACACAACCTACGCTTAGGATGTACTAACTATCAGAATTTAAAACAGCAAACAACGTATATAATAACCATGATAAATGACTGGCACAAAATCCTACGCTTAGGAGTACCAGTCATACGCAATCATATTTCTATATTAAATATAGAAAACATATTAAAAATTTCAATTTAAATATCAATGACGATGGTAAAAAATGTTTATAGTCAAAATAAGTCGAAAATTAGCCACCTGGATTTTTTTGGAATTTGACTAAAAACATTACAAAAAAGATGCCCTACAGCATAAAAAGTGAATAAATATACATTCAAAATGTCTTAAAAATGTATAAATATTACGAAGAGCACTGGATGCGCTATTTTATGTGTTGTGTTTTAAAAAAATGTATACCCGGAGTATACAGTGATAAAATCTGTTAAAAATTATAAAGTATTAGTAATCACACACTTATAATTTGTAAACATAATTGACAATAGTTTATTTATACTAATTATAAATAAAGAACGTTAAACATTTTTACCATCATGTATACTATTCTTATACACGTAGTAATCATGTAGTGTCCATAAGTAATCTCTATCTTTATTAGTATGTACTTCATGGTGACACTTATCACATAGACTTACTAAGTTATCTTTATCTGATAGTAGTGTCCATCGTTCTTCTGCTGTCTTACCTAAACCATAAGGTGCTTTATGATGAACATCTGTCATTGGTGTTACTATACCTTGTGATAAACATCTTTCACATATAGGATGTTCTATCTTATATGTTAGTCTTGTTGTCTTCCATATTGGTGATTGATAGTATGTTTGCCAGAACTTACTACGATTGTTCAGTTGTATAGGTGTATGATGTTCATGCTCTCTCTTAGGTCTTCTTACATCTCTCAATAGTGTTATCTTAGGCATAAGTGTATACAAATAAAGAGGATTGATTTATGTAATAATTAAACCAATCCTCTAATATATGACAAATGAAAAGTTTATGCTATTCTGTATTCTATATGCTGTGGTATATTATCTTTAGTAGCATATTCATATCTTCCTTCTATCTTTATATTCTTTGTTCCTTTAAGATATTGAGCTAACTTAGCATTAAGCTTATTGTCTCTTGCTGCTGCAGCTATTGAATGATATGTACATACATAATTACCATTACTATCATATTTATGTACTTCTCTTCTTTCGTATGGTATTACATTCTTCATATTCTCTTTACCTGTTACCATTCTTAAGTTATTCACTGCATTATTCAGTTTGTTTCTATCTTTATGGTCTACTTGTAAATCAGGATTCCATGTAGATAAGAAGTGCTTTGCTACTAATCTAGATAATGAATAGCCTTTAAGCTTCTTATTGTCATCGTATAAGATAACTGTAGCATAACCTGCATTGTTGATAGAATAATTAATCAAATGGTCTTTTATCTTTCTGTTGTATTGTCTTCCATTCTTATCTGTATATCTCTGTACCTTACCTAATGACTTAATTCTTCCTAAGTCAGATATCATGTATCTCTTTTCATAACCTTCAATTGGTACCCATATTTCTGGTAGGTTTGAGATATTTTCAGTGGAATAATAGATTTTTGTCATGTTGTTTAATAGTGTATGTATTTGTGTGGTTGGTTTAGAATATTGTAGGATTCTTCAGGAAAGCGCCTGGGTCACTCAGGTGGCGGATAATGACTAGGATGATAAATTATATGTCTGAGAAATTTTAACGTCCCTGTGTGAATTTTTTGAGTACATCAATTGAATCTTTGGTGAGCCATTTCCATTTAAATCCTCGATATGTTATTTTAGCTTCTAGTGCTATTCTAATTTCATGAGGGTCAAATCTCTTTCTGTCATCTATTGAAGCTTGTTCTGGGCTTTCATAAACATTAACTAGCTTGCCATCTGAACTTATCTGTGCTAAGTATTCTGTTTTCATAGTTTCTAATTACATTGTATTTGATTGGTTTTCCTATATCCTTCTTAGTGGCATAACCATTAGGATTGATTTTAATGTATAGTAGTTCCTGTGGTGTCATTTCATCTTTAGTCTTCCACATTAAAAAGTTAAACAATATGTTTGGTATAAAGTAATAGTATGTAGCAATGTTCACCAGGAATGTGTCAGGTTCACTCAGGTGGCGGATAATGACTAGGATGATAAATTATATGTCTGAGAAATTTTAACGTCCCTGTGTGAATGTTTTTTCTACCATTCTGTGACTGGTTTGATTTCTCCTGCTTTATATGCTACACTATAATAAGGATGCCTCTTTACTGCATCTTCTTGTTCTTCTGGTGTCATACGATAGAAACGGTCAATGTATTTCTGTCGCATTCTATCTACTTTCCATCCTGGTACTGGTCGTTGTCCTGTATTGTATGGCATTGCAGCTTTTCATTTATTTCTTTCAGTGCATTCAATGTGTTGAGTAGTTCTTGTCTGAATTCCATATCTAAATTAGCATTCTCATCACTGTCACGATATATCCACTTCCAGATATAACCTTTGTATGTTATCTTCTTGTTTATAGCATTCATGAGAGAATTGTAGTTATATCCTTCATTTGTCTCACATGCATACTTACCTGAGATATATCTTTCTTCTATTACATTGGTTTTTGGGTTAACTGATACTAAGTACTTCTTTGGTACTGATAATTCTAACATATCTTATTATTTGTATTTATTTAAATAATAATAATATATCAAGATGCAAAAAGGTTAATAATTTCAAAGTATTTTATGTTAATTAAAGTTAAATATTTTATGCAATATAATATTATAATGAATACATTTGTTCTAAGCATCTATTTGTTACCATAAACATATTCTATAACACGAATTTTAAAAAAAGGTCTTTTTCACATGACAGTTATATATATAGTATACTAGTAAAAAAATGCTTTTTTTAAAATTCGTTTTTGTCACTGATGGTAAAATAGAGTTAGCATAGGTTAGTATATTATATAACACGAATTTTAAAAAAAGGTCTTTTTCACATGACAGTTATATATATAGTATACTAGTAAAAAAATGCTTTTTTTAAAATTCGTTTTTGTCACTGATGGTAAAATAGAGTTAGCATAGGTTAGTATATTATATAACACGAATTTTAAAAAAAGGTCTTTTTCACATGACAGTTATATATATAGTATACTAGTAAAAAAATGCTTTTTTTAAAATTCGTTTTTGTCACTGATGGTAAAATAGAACATAAAAAGGTTAAAACAGAACATAAATAGTTTTAAATTTATAGACCATTTATTATATTATTTATCTATTATTAATTAAAATAAAATATATAATCAAATGGCAAATTTAAAAGATAAGACAATCCAACTCTATTTCAAAACACAAAATGGTTATTCGTATCGTGTTTCTGGACAAATGACTTATGAACAGTTTTTGAATGGTGGTAGAAAAGCTGATAATTACATAGAGACAATTAAAGAAATTAGAAACTGTGAATACAAGTCAGAAAAATATGTTGCTTTGAAGTCAACATTACCTCTTTGTTCTGTTGCATCATATAGTAGTAAAATGAAAGCAACATACAATGATATAACAGAAGAGTACAATGTAATTTCTATAGATATTGATTTAGCAGACAATGGAGAATTCTTTAAAGAGCATACATTAGATGAGTTGAAATCTTCATGGATAGAGCATCCTAGTTGTTTCTGTTCTATGTTGTCTTGTGGTGGCCAAGGTATAGTATTGTATTTCTTAGTAGAAGATTTGAGACACAATGCGGACTTATACTGGAAATACTTTTACTTATTGTTTAAAAAGAATGGCATAAACATCGATGAGCATGCTAAAGACCTGATGACTAGAAGAAGATATATTTCTTATGACGAAGACAAGTTCATCAACTGGAATGCAACCCCTTTTAAATTAGATGAAGAAACTAGAAAGAGATTGAATTCTATAGACCAAACTAAATCAGGTAAAGTATTCAGAAATTTAGATATAGAACCAAATGAATATGAAAAAGGTGATTGGTTTGACCGGAAAACAGATGAATTCAATAACATAAAGATAGATTACTTAAATAATGAACGCAGGTATAAGTATGTATCTACAATGAGAAAGATATTTGGTAAAGCAGAAGAGTATAAGAATTTGCTGTACAAAATATACAACTATTCATTGGATGGTAAATATCACAACATAAAAGATGCATATAAAGATATTGAGGTTCACTGGTATGGTAAAAGTTATGGTATATATGATGAGATAGCAGAAGAACTTAAGAAAATGGGTATCATTAAAGAAAAGATGACAAACAACATTAGTTCTTCAAATGTAATGAATATAGAATTGAAATCAGGAGAAGAAGGAAATCAGTGGTTATATGACAAAAGAGATGAGATATGTAATTTCTTTGAACCTGGTATGAATATGTTAGTTGCTGGTACTGGTTTAGGTAAGACTGAATTTTGGAATAAATTGAATGCAGAAAACGAGTATAGAGAAACCAAGAGGAATATAGTTGTAGTAGAGCCATTCAATTCAATTGTAGAAGGTAAGTATGATAGAGAGAAAGTACATGTTGCTGCTGGTGTAGGTAATAGAATTGACAGAAACCATGAGTACAATGTTACTAACTACAATAAGTTTGTAAGTGATGTAAATGAAGGTAACATGTTTTTGGGAACTGAGTATATTGTTATAGATGAGTCACACTTAGCAGGAATGCAGAATTATCGAAGAGATATATTAGTAGATTTTTGGTCTTGCATAAATAAGATATTAGAAACCAACAATTATGTAAAAGTAATACTGCAAACTGCTACAGAAAGTAACGAAGCACATTTTTTCAACATAAAGAAGAAGGTAAATGTATATAAGAAGAGTGATAAGAAAATTACACTGTTTTATACTTACAATGAAATGTACATAGATAGTACTGATGAAGAATATTGTCCAGATGCAGATTCATACAAGTACAATTTAATAGGTACTATTTGCTATTACTTTAAGAAATACAGGAATGAAGGAAGAAAAGTGTTTGTATATTGGAGTGCAGGTTCATATTCTAAGATGGAGAACATAAAAGATGTACTTAAAGAATATGGTCTTAGAATAGTAATCATGCATAATAGAAACAAAGATGATGAAGATATGAAGAATATGTTAGAAACTCGTATGTTGAGTGATAGATTTGATGGCCTCATTAGTAGTTGTATGTTTGGTGCTGGATGTGATATCAATGATGAAGATGATGCTGCAGTTATAATAGTAGGAAACAATCCATATCAGGAGGATATACAAGCAATTGGTAGATTCAGAAATTCTAAAGATATTGTTGTCAATATAATCATAAGAAAAGAAGAAAGAGATTTCATTAAAGTTGATTGTGATAAGTTGTTCAATTTGGAAAAGTATAAAGCTGAAGTAATAAACAAGGCAAAAGACAACAATATGAATTCAATCTTAAATAGATATAGTTATAATGACACTAAAGGATGGGCATCTTATATTACAGTAGCAAACATATACTATTCTGATATTCAAAGAAAGTTTGACTATTTCAAAACATTGAAAAATTACCACCTGTTTAACAGATGTGAAACATATCGTACAGAAGAAGACAATCATATACATTATAGTATCACTGAAATTAATTATGATACTTTTGTACCAATTGTACGTATAATAGATGATGTTGATAGTATATTGAATAGTGTCATCAAAAAGAAGCATAAAATCAAAAAGCAAATAAAGAATGACGTATATAAAATCCTTGAAGAATACCCTAATACATCGTTGGATGAATTCATTAACAAATATGAGAAGAATGCAAGTTTAGTTGATTGGTTGAAAGGTTTACGTACAATACAATCATGGTGGAATCTAGAAGACTACATTAACTCAGTTGATAAGAAAGAAGTAATGAAAGTATCTAGAAAGAAAATGAATGAATTGGTTAAGTGGAAAGTAAAATTAACAAGTAATAAAGTAGATAATGTAGAAAAAGATATAATAGATTATTTGATTAAGAAATATGATAATAAAGAAGAACGTGGTGCAATAGATTTGTATATTGCTCATTGCTATTGTCATTGGGTAAAATACAACAGTAGAAAAGAAGATATGACTTATGACATGACTCAAATGAAGTATGGCTATCAATTGTATAATCAGATGAAGAAACAGATACTTAGCATAATTGAGGTGTCAAAAGATACTAGAGACTTCATCTTGAATTACAATGTATCTAAGTCAAATGATGCAATAACAGGTGAGTTTTTCAATGGTCTAGACAATATGGACATACGAAGTGTTGAATCTATCAATGTAGCAAAGAATAAGTATATCAGTCAATATGACTATAATACATTTTTGAACTATCAATATACATTGTTTTTGAATTCTGGAGATAAGAATAAGAAAATGGGTGGAAAAATAGGTGGCAAAATGAGTAGTCCTAAAAAGAAATTAGTATGCAAGCAAGACGTTATAGACAGAAATGGCACTATATTAGCAAATGAAGGAGATGTGTTCGAATCCTGTTCTGACGCTGCTAGTAAGATTGGAAGAACAATTCAAATGATAACATTGTATATAAAGAAAGGTGTATTAGAAAAGATATAAACATAGAACAAATTTTAAAAAAAGGTCTTTTGTACTAGTATACTATATATAACTGACATGTTAAAAAGACCTTTTTTTTTTTTTTTTTTTTTTTTTTTTTTTTTTTTTTTTTTTTTTTTTTTTTTT